GACGTCCAAATCATTATATGATAAAGATTATGAAATTATTGAACACCAATTTACAAATAATATTTTTGAATTTATATGCAATCAAGAAAGAAAACATATTATTGGTTTTATTTGTAAATTTTATGACGAAAATGGAAACACAATAAAAACTTCTGAAGAAAGCACATTAAATATTTATAATATTTTTTTAGACGAAACTATTGAAATACCTCGATTTCTTCAATCTAAAACTAAATTATATTTTACAGCAAATTCATCAAATATTGATCAAATAAAATATGATGAAGATCAATGGAGTTATTTTATGAATGTTAATAAAAATAATTGCAAATTTAGATTTGTATTTAATTTAATTTTTGATGAAATTCAATATAGTAAAATCAATATGAAATTAATTTTAATATACGATAGAATATTTACAAAGAAAGATTCAGAAAATGAAAAAGAATATAATCATTTAGGTATGCCATTTCTAGGATACTATTTAGATCATATATCAGACTTGAAATATTTATCCGATAACTAATATGGCATTCGGCAGTTTTGCATTATTCCCATACCCATATCTTGCATCTCTATATTATACTTATATAAAACAATTGTTAATAAAGATTGATCATGACGATGATCTTCAAATTCTGAACGATTTTCAATTTTACATGGTTCATCAGTTATATCATCATAAATACAACACATATCTAACCATTCTTTTATATATTTAATAGTATTATCTGTTTTTTTAATTACCATTGCACCAGCCCATGAATCTTCACAATTTTCAATAAAAACTTTTTCATACATATTATATTTTACTATTACATCCATTTTACACCAATTTTTCATATACCAAACTGGTTCATTAGGTTTATTTTTCCACACTAATAATTCATTATTTGAATTTTCAAAATATTTTTCATATAAACCACAAATATTATCAATAAAAAAAAATTTTAAATCACAATAGAACACAATATCATCATCATCAACTTCATTTAAAACATAGTTGATTATATATGGTTTCCATAACCAATAACCTCCTCCACGCTCACAATTTAATATATCTTTATTTTCTTCAACAAAATCTGGATCAATATCTTCTTTATTAAATATAATAATTTGAAAGTTTGGTCCATGCTTTTTTACAGATTCTAGTAACGGATTTAAATAATGCCAATGCGTATTATCATTATATACTAAAAAATAATACATTTATTTATACGTAACATTTTTTCTTTTTACCTTTAACGGAAAACTTTTAATATTTGCATTTTATATAGCAATGGATATGACCATAAGTAAAGTATTTAATAGTGATTTTTTTCGTATCAAACCCCCCTCTGCAACATTGAGTTACATACTTATAGTATTAGTTATAACTTGGTATGCAGTTCCAGGTTTATTAGCGTCTTTATTTAATACAATTTTAGGAAATATAATCTTAGTAGTGGGAATTATTTTAGTAGGAATCAAAGATATAAAAATAGCAATTGCACTAATAATTTTATTTATTATTATTTTCAAGTTTTCTTATTATGTAACAAAAAAAAGCGAGGGATTTGGACCACAGAGGCGGTACCTAAATGGAATGGCTGTTGAAGGTTAACAAATACAAGTTAAATTAAATCCTCCGTATAAAAATAAAAAAACATTATATAATAATAATGTTTGAAAATAAAAAATACCTACCATATTTATTGATTTTATTTATATTACTTATTATACTTTATTTCAACTTTGACAAAATTTCCGTCGCTGCCAAAGATAAAACAGGGTTTGGCTCCACAACTGACAAAGAGTTTGGCTCCACAACTGACAAAGAGTTTGGCTCCACCTTTTCTAAAGGTGGAAAAGGTGGAAAAGAAGGTTTCATATCAATAACCTGGTCTCCTCTGACAATCAAAAATTTTTTGAACTTTGAACAAACAATGAACCCAAATCTAATTTTTGATGTAGACGTAATTCAACAACAAGCAACAGAAGATGAAGTCAAAACTTTAATTAAAACGGGAAAATGGCCTTGGAGTGATGAAACAAAAAAATTTTATATGGATGTGGTTAAAACTAACACAATGATAAAAACAAGCCCAAAGGCAGCAATGGAACAGGCGCAAACAATCTATAATGAAACAATTATTAGAGAAATGATATCGTGGAGTGTACCAGAAGGACAATTTTTACTAAGAGGCGCATATTCTATAGAGCAAAACCAAAACCAAAACAATGGTTCAGGAAGTTTTGGCATAAGTAGCGGATTAATAACAGAAAGTAATAATTTAATTCGATGCGGAATAGATTCAAAGAATAAGGTTTCTTTACAAGAAACGCAAAATCTCGGCGATGATGGTATCACTGGCGCGCATATAAAAAAAACTACTACACTAGACTATAAAAAACTACCTAGTTTGATACCTGGTTTTAGATTCATTGGTTCGCCGTGCGATCCATGTGCCGCCGTAGAAAACCCACCAAAATATACTTGCCCTTTCTCTCTTACTTCGTATGATCCTAGCCCTATTTGGGCTAGTTTATGGGAACTCACTACTAAATCGACAAACAAAAACAAAAACAAAAACGCACATATTCATGGTGACAAAACCCAATTTCCTTTATTATTAGAGTTAAAATCAGAACTAAATGCGGCATTTCCAGAAACAGGAGTAAAACCAAAACCAAAAACGAAAGCAACACCAACGCCAGCCTCAACACCAACACCAACCCCAACCACAAGCGCAACAACTACAAAATCTACCCCTGCAACAACAGAATCAGTATCATCTGAAAATCAACAAAAAATTAATAGTGCAATATCAAAACTTACTACGTCGCTATCAACAATTTTGAATAAACCAGAAGTATCCAATGTTATTTCGTCATCCATAAATTCTTTAACAAATTTGATACAGAGCAAATAATTTACGGAAACGCAGAAAGTTCCTCCTCATCTACTTGACTTCCAGTGCACGTACGCATCATTCTTAAGGCCGAAGGTGTCTGATAGGCAGTAGTTTGCGAGCGCATAAGTTGGTGCCGGACTCCAGCTCCACCAAACTGGGCCGAGTCAAAGTCAAAGTCATTCACATTATACGTCTGTTGCCTTCCTTGAGATGTCTCACGAGCAACAATGCACATCGCTTGGCGATGCGTTCCTAAAGAGCGAATCGTAATATACATATCGTCGCAAAGACCAAGCATAAACGGATCCTCTTCCTTACCAGTATCTTTCATGTACTTTTTCATAAAGTCCATGAAATCAGTCATCTCCTTTCTATAAACTTCGACAGGAGTTTTAAACGTTGGTTCAAGAATTGGTTCATCAATTTGAAGAAAAGGTCCCAGTGCAAATTGACGCCTCAACCCACCTGCTCTAAACTGACTTGGAACGTATTCAAAATTCTTGGCCTCAAACATATACTGCTGGCAACGAAGACGGAGCGCTTGTTCAGTCAAGTCAAGACCCAGGTTTTGAACGACTGAAGCATAGCAGTGATATGTAGAACCATTCATCGTAGTTCCAGAAACCGATGCCACAACATCAGAATCAGGCGCTAGAATGTGATATACCTTTTTGACCTCGGTAACAAGATCTCCAAGATAAAGTTTGTCAACAAACACTCCAGTCAAATAATCGTAAATGAGACCATCAGTCACCACTACAGAAACATTTGTCATAACCTTATAAAGTTCGTTATTCAAGATTTCTCCATAAACGAGCCCAGCATTTTCAAGCTTATCAATAAGCCAATTTGAGCTGCGCTTGTTTGCTCGTCCAAGAGCAAGCATCATACTCGGGTTATGCTGAAGACCAAATGCAATAAACGTGTTGGAACAATTATCGGTCACAAGAGAAGCCAGTACACTAGGATTGCAAATTCCCGCAGTCGCATCGCCATCAGTCATGAAAATATGGCTAACGACGTGGTCTGGATAAAGAGCAAGGTGCGCATCAACAGCAGATGCTGCATCTGTTAGTGCAAGCTCTATGTTTGTATTTTGCATTGGCCGCATGGTATCAATTGCAGTAATCAAGGCTAAAACATTATCCTTAGTAACCAACGTAGTAGCAATAATCTGATGAATTTGATCATCAAAAGCCGAAACTTGGACATAGATGCTAGCCTCCTCTTCATTATCTGCAAAGAAATGCATCATGTTTGTCATCGTATGCCGAATATGTTCCATCTTTGTTCTTCCATCCTTACATCTATCGCTCATTGACCCAGAGCAGTCAGTTGTGAAGCGGAAGAAACACGGACTCTTTGTAATAGATGCCTTCGCAGCATCAATACACAAATTTCCATAAACGTGCGACTCGCATCCCGCAGGCTTTTTAATTACCAATCCATCAATAAATGGGTCAGTATGTTGGTTAATATGAGCAGTAAAATGAGCACTAAATGCCGCCATTGTGTCAGTCTTTAATTTATTTTTTTCTAATTATTATCGTTTCAATTTTTTTAGAAACCCATGAAAAAAAGGGTAAAAACCCAATTTTTCTTTTTTTTTACATGCGGACAACCTCACTCTTCCCCGTCTTCGTCTGTAATCTCAAGAAGCGCTGCGCTAGGTGGTAAAGTGAGCGGTGGCGGCGTCAAACTTGGATTTTTGCGTGCAGGAACCTGTCCAAGTAGAGGGGGCGACGAGCTAGGTGACCTTGGTTCGAAGCTCACAGACTTAACTTTTCTAGGCGACTCCTCAAACTTGATGACTGGAGCTGCCCCTTGCACTCGCCCTCCCCTCGAGCCCTCGCGTGGGCCGCTAGACTTATTAGCGGAAATCTTCCAGAACCAAGGGTCATCGTAAATAACCTTGATTTCCTTCCCCGTAAGGAGCATCTCCCTGGCTCTCTTCGCATTCGGGTTACTATACCACTGCCGAAAGTGGACAAAGACCCGTTGAAACTTTTCTCCTTTCTCGTTCTCCCTAGAAACCATATCAATACGCTCAACGAAGCCCAGATTGAGCTCCTTAAAAACGCCCATCACACGTTCCCGTGTGATGTTCTTGAAAACCCGAGGAATGCACATGCTAGGCACATTAGCGGGAATTGTATTAAAGTCCACAGACGACATCTTCAAGACGTAAAATCGGTCAGTATTTACTTCTATTTTAAAACCATTTTTCCATTTCAATTTTTTTTCAGGGAACCCATGGTTCCCCGAACCCCTCCTTTACTAAAAAGTAGTTTCGCAATTAGGTTGAAAAGTTAGTAAAAAAAGGAGGGGTTCGGGGAACCATGGGTTCCCTGAAAAAAAATTGAAATGG